CCTCACTTTCCGGGTGCCCGAGTTTTGGGGGGGTACCCCATGTGTGACGTAAGATGATCCGGAGCATAGACAGAGTGAAGCCCGCCCAGGTCAGGGCGGACCGGATTGCGTCGCGGCTGTGGGATCATTATCGTGTCTTGCTGGATGAGGCTGGGCGCTGGCGGGACTGCTACGCATCGGCGTTCGCTCCGTTCGTCTTCGCCTACGCTGACTACCTGCGGCTTCGCGAACAGGTCGCTAAGCTCCGTTCCAAGGATGGTGGGGCTGGGCAGTTCCTCGCCACGTCGAGCAAGGGGTCACGATACACGCATCCGCTGGTCAACCTGGAGCTGGCCAAGGGCCGCCAAGTGGTTGACCTCGGTGCGAAATTCGGGCTGAACCCGCTGGCGGACAAGCGCATGAATGAGGCGGCCGCGAGCGGTGATTTGGGGCCGCTGTTCGACTTGCTGAAAGGGCCTCCCACGGATGGCGTGTGACGATGGACGTTCCGAGCGAGTACATCCGCACGGCGTCCGATCGTCGGGCGGTGGAGCTGGGCTACCGCTGGTCACAGGCCGCGGTGGATCATGTTGTGCGGTTCGGCGCTTCGCTCCGCGATCCGAACGATGCCTCACGTCCGTTTGAGCTGCTGACCTGGCAGTATCGCGACGTGGTTGCGCCGTTGTTCGGCTGGCGGGCTCCGGACGGACGCCGCCGGTTCGCAAGGTTGAACGTCTGGATACCCAAGAAGAACGGCAAGAGCGGGCTGTTGGCGTTCCTCGCCCTGGTCTATCTGCTGGCGGACGGAGAGAAACGGCCGGGCGTCTACAACCTGGCCACGGCCGCCAAACAGGCCGGTGACATGTACGGCGACGCGGCGGCCATGCTCAAGGGCACGGCGTGGACACCGGTTGTGCGGCTCGTGGCCTACCGGCATGCGATCGTCTGCCCCGGCAACGGCGGCGTGTTCCAGGCCCTGGCCTCGGCGGCGGATTCGGCCGAGGGGGTCCGTGGGTCGTTCGTATGCATCGATGAGGTTCACGTCAGCCTCGCTAAACACCCGGACCTGTGGGACTCCCTCGAATTCGCCGGCGAAGGCCGGCGACAGCCGCTGCTAGCGAATATCTCCACCGCCGGCGATGATCGCCAGACGGTCGGCTACCAGCTCTACGATTCGGCTAAGCGGATCATCGACGGAACCGCGATTGACCTCGGAACGCTGCCGGTGGTCTACGAGGCCTCCGATCAAGACGATTACACCGACGCCGAGCTGGCGGCCGCCAACCCGGCTGTCGGGCAAGTGCTTGAGTTGGCCAGGCTGCGGTCCCAGTGGGACCGCGTCAAGGCGACCGGCTTCGGCGCGGAGAACTTCAAGCGCCGCCGGCTGAACGTCTGGACGAAGCGATCGTCGGCGTGGCTGAACGCGGCGGCCTGGGATGCTCTGGCGGCCGATCCGCCTGGCGACGTGTCGGGATTGACGCTGTACGCGGGCATCGACCTGTCGAGCGTGCTGGACCTTACCGCGTGCGTCGTCGTCTGGCGAGAGCCTGCCGGGCGGTATTGGTTCTGCCCGCATTTCTGGCTGCCGCGACAGGGCATCGAGGATCGGTGCCGGCACGAGGCGGACTACCTGGGCGCCGAGGCGTCCGGGCACATGACGCTGTGCGACGGGCAGGCCGTTGACCATGCGGCGGTCGGGCGGTGGCTGCTGGGTTGGCGGGACCGAGGCGCGGCGATCGCCCAGGTCGGGTTCGACCCGTGGCGGTCGGCCGAGCTGGCCAAGAGCCTGGAAGCCGAGGGGCTCGATTGCGTCGCGGTCAAGCAGGGGTGGAACCTGTCAGAGCCGGCGTTGAAGCTGGAATCGCTGATCGTCACCGGCGAGCTGGCGCACGACGGGAACCCGGTGCAATCCTGGTGCATCGGAAACGCCGAGCGCCGCATGGACAACAACGGCAAGCTCGCGATCGTCAAGCCCAAGGACAAGCGCAAGAGGATTGACGGAGTGGTCGCGGCGGTGATCGGGCTGTACCTGGCGACGTTCGCTGAAACTGGTTTTGTCTGCGGCTGATCGCCTTGTGTCTGCGGCTGATCCAGCCGCCTCATCCGAGAGACGCCACGCATGGGCAATTTCTGGACCCGCGCCAAGTCGGCCATGACCGCCGCCGCCGCCGCCTGGCGGAACCGATACCCCGCCGGCGTCGCGTGGCTGGGCGGCGATCTGGACGCCGGCGTTGTGGTGGACCGCGAGGCGGCGATGGAGATTGCCGCCGTCTGCGCCTGCATCAACATCCTGGTCAAGACGGTTGGACAGATACCGCTCGCGGTATACAACAACATCGACCGTTCGCCGGCCTACGGCAAGCGGGAGTACGATGCGTGGAAGCGCGGACCCAACGCCTACCAGACGACGCAGGCGTGGCAGGAACAGGTGATGCTCCACCTGTTGACCGCCGGCGATAGCTACCACCGAACCGGCTACGTCAACGGCTATTGGGACGCCCTGTACCCGATTGAGGACCCCGACACCGTCGTAACCACCCTCCGCGACGGACGCGAGGTCCACACGATTGACGGCGCGGAGTACGACGACCGGGCGATCTTCCACCTGCACGGGCCGTCGCCCGACGGGTTCAGCGGCCGCGACTTCGTCAACACGCACCGTCAAACGCTGTCTCTGGCGAAGGCGGTAGCCCGCTACGGCGGCCGATGGTTCGCCAACGGCGGGCAGATGCGCGGCATCCTGATCGTGCCCCGGTCCACAACGCCCGACCAGCTCGCCGCCGCGAAGACGGCGTTCCTCGCGGCCTACGGCGGGGACAATCTGCACGCGATCGCGGCCTACAGCGAGGGCACGGACTACAAGCAAATCGACGTGGACCCCGAGAAAGCCCAGGCCCTCGGCACGCGGCAACAGGTCGAAAAGGAAATCGCCAGCCTGTTCGACGTGCCGTGCTGGCGCTTGCGTGGAGAGCAACCGCCTACGCTGGATGCCCGAAACGCATTCTATACTGACAGCATCGGCCCCTGGCTGGTGAGGATCGCCGGCGGGATCAACAAGGCCCTGCTCGCCTCAAGCGGCGTCTACGCCGAACACAACACCGCCGCGCTCCTGCGGGCCGACATGAAGAGCCGATCCGAGGCGTACCGCACGCTCATCGAGGGGCGTGTGTTGTCCCCGAACGAGGCTCGCGCCCGCGAGAACCTTCCTCCGTACACCGGCGGCGAGGTGTTCGTCAACCCGAACACCACGGCGTTCAACACGCCCGACAACTCCGGGGCCGGGAGCGCGTAAGGCGACGCTCGCGCCGGACGCCATGCCGGCCCGGTCCCGACCAAACCTGTATCGCGTGCCGTGCTGCTGCTGTCGCGCCGTCCTGGCCGTGGTGGGCGGGGCCTCCTTCCCCGGTACGTCCCGCGATCGGCCCCAGACGGGGCACGATCGGCGGACATGGCGTTGACGGATTGGCCACAGAGGCACAGAGAACGCAAAGGCGAAGAGCCGATGAAGTCGAGAGAACAAGCCCAGGAAACCGACGTGATCCGCGTGCGGTTCGAGGTCAAGAGTCTCGATTCCATGACCGGCGATTTCACCGGCTACGCCGCCGCGTGGGACAACGTGGATCGCGTCGGCGACAGGCTCATCAAGGGCGCGTTCGCCGACACCCTCGCGGAGTGGACGGCCCGTGACACCCTGCCCCGCGTGCTGTGGCAGCATCGGCTGACGATCGGGCACACGACCGACCTGGCGGAAGACCCGCGAGGCCTTCTGGCATCGGGTCGCCTCTGGCTGAATGTGCCCGAGGTTAAGGCCCTGGTCGAGGGCGACATTCTGCCGTCCATGCCGCATGTCGGCATGAGCTTCCGATTCCTGCCCCGCGAGGTCGAGCACAAGGCCGACGGAGGCCGGCTGTTGGTCCGTCTGGACCTGTTGGACGATATCACCATCTCCCGCCGCCCCGTGAATGACCGGGCGGCGCTGCTGGAAATCAAGTCGGCGGACGGGGCCGTTGTGGCCGCCGTGCCGACTGCCCGAGACCTGGAGCTGATCCTGCGGGATGCAGGAATCAGCCGAAGCTCCGCCAAGGCGATCATCGCGCACGGGTACGACGCAGCTTTGCGGGAGGCAAAGAGCGACGAACCGGCGTTGACCGAAGAGGCGGTATCCACGTTGGGCGAGATTCGCGAAGCCCTGGAACGCATGAACCGGAGTATCTGACTATGACCCCCGACGAAATCACCAAGACCCTG